CCAACGTGACCGAGGGTCTCCAATACAACTCGGAGTCGTTCCGGGTCGGAGAGAAAAACCCGATCGCGGTCGCCGCCACCAACGTCGAGAAAATGGGATACGACCGCGGCTATATCGGAGCGACCGTCGTCGACCTTTGGGCCGAGGGGATCGTCGAACACGCGACATGAGTTTCCGGGAAACCGCGCGGGCGGTCCGGGAGGCCCTCGCCAAACCTCCCCCCGAGGAGGTCCCGGTCGAGGAGCCGAAAAAGGCTCCGGCGAAAAAGGCGAAAAAGGCTCCGGCGAAAAAAGGGTAAGTAGGTGACCCTCGACGAACTCTTAGACCTCCTCCCCGACAATACGGAGGGTCTGATCGAACCGGTCGACCTCCGGACGATCGTCTCCGAGTTGTACTCCGCCGCCCACGTTTTCACCGAACGCTGGGCCTACGAGTACACGCCGGACACGTCGCCTCCGGCGACGGGGAAACTCAATATCGTTTGGGCGTTGGGTGCTCAGACCCTCCGCCTCTCCGAGACCGCCGCCGACGGGTCCCCGACCTCGTTCCGGGATACCACCGGAGGACGGGTCGCCTTAAACGCCCCCGGACATGAGTTCCGCGGCACCGTCGACGGTCCCCCCGTCGACCAAGGCACATTCCGGGAGATCCCGGTCACCGTCGACGAACTCGCCGGAGGGGTCCCGGGGAATAACGTCCCGGTGAGTCTGTACATGATCGTCGAGGTCCCCTAAATGGGCGGGGCGTTCTCGGCGGGATTCTCCTCGGGGTTCGGAGGTGGAGCGGTCACCGACTCGGCTCAACTACGACAGGCGGTCCTCCTACTCGCCGGGAGGTTCTACCGGTCCGCCGACGCCCCGTTCGGGGTCGTCGGATCCGTCGACCTCGGGGTCGCCTACGTCCGGAAACGCCATCCCGACGTCGACGCCCTCCTCTACGGATACCGGGGGGCGATCCCCTCCTCCCAGACGTGGCCTACTGTCGCCGACCTCGCCGCCTCGGTCCTCAACGTCCCCGCCTCCGCCCTCACCCCCGAAAAACAGGATCTCCTGGCGCAAGCCCTCGACGCCGCCGTCGAATATGTGATCGCCCAGACCTCGCAAGCGTTCGGTGTCGCGTGAGCATCCGATCCGACCTCGCCGCCAAGATCGCCTCCGAGGTCGACGTCCCCGTCCTCGACTCGATACACGACGGAATGCCGGTCCCCTCGATCGTCCTCTACCCCGCGTCGACGTTTCTCGACCGGGACGCCGAAACGTTCGGGGGTCTGATCTGGTCTTGGGTGGCGACCATCCTCGTCGGACGGACCGACATGGAAGGTCTATACGACCGGGTCGAGTCTCTGATCTTGGGGATCGTCGCCTCGGGGATCGCCTCGAACGGGACGACTTGGACGACGGGAGGCAACTACCGGACCGAGACGATCGCCGGGGTCGACTACGTCGCCGCCGACATGTACCTAACGACGAAAACGAGCACGAAGGGAGCCGCGTAAATGGGCGCGCTAGTACTACACAATCCGACGATCACTCTCGACGAGGTCGTCGCCGGAGCACCCGCCGGGACCCCCGTCGACGTCTCCTGTCACGTCTCCCGGGTCGAGATCACCGTCGACCAAGAGGAGAAAGACGTCCCCACGTTCTGTAATCCCGCCGGGATCGAATACGGACCCCCGACCTATGGAGCCGACGTCGACTGGCGTCTCGAAAACGGGGAGGGGACCGAGGCTCCGACCCATGAGGCGTTGGGTCCGTTCGTCGGAGCGACCGTCCTCGTCACCATGAAAGCTCACGACGCCGCCACCGAAGAATTGTCGTTCCGAATGGAGTTCGGGTCGGTGAATCCGGGGAGTATCGGATCATGGGAGGCGGGCGAGTCGGTGGAGGCGTCGACGTCTCATACTGTCCCCGCCGAACCGGTCTGGGGGACCGCCACCTAATGCCATCCCGGGCACGCGTCCTCTACGAGTTGGAATATCGGATCGGATCGCTCTCCAACATGTCGGAGAGGCCTCTAGGAGCCTCCCTATACGTCGGTTTCCTCCTCGACGGAGGCGAACCCCGCAACGAGGAGAAATTCGTCTCCTGGGTCGACCTCGTCGAAGATTTCGACGCTCTCCTCGAACAGGTCTCGACCTTTCTCGACGAGGGGGACCCTACGACCGGGGAGACCTCTCCGAGTCTCCCCTCTACCTCCCGACCCTCCTCGCCCGACACTGGGGAAACCTAAACCCTATGGTCGTCGTCGACCTCCCCGACGAGATCGTCGCCACCATGATCGCCGTCCTCGCCGCCGAGGCGAAAGAGGCGAAACGGGTCGAGGCCCGGGCGAAAGCCCGGAGCGCGCGGAGGCGGTCGTCGTGACCTCCGAGGGTTTCACCGTCGCCAACCTCGCCGAGGTCCGGGGAGCACTCCGCAATTTCCGTTCCGACGTCGCCGACCTCGAAACCGAGGGGATCGCCGCCGCCGCCGCCCCCATCGTCGACGCCGCCCGAGGTCGGGTCGCCGGAGTACAGGGGCGGAGGATCGCCCAGTATTTGAGGGTCGAGGCGGGGAAACCGCCTCGGATCGTCTGGGGAGGGTCGTCGGTGGTCGTCTCCGGAGGCGGGACCGTCACAGACCTCGCCGGAGGCGTCGAATTCGGGGGACCCTCCTATTTCCCCCGAGGCGGATATCGGTTTCCCGCACCGAACCTCCCCGGGGGCCGGTACCTCCATCCCGCCGCCCGGGAGGGGACCGGCTCCGTCGCCGCCGATCTCGGCGACCAGATCGTGAAAGCGTGGAATAGGGCCGCCCGGAGGACGCGATGACCGCCTACTCCGAACAACTCCGGGTCGAGTTGATCGCTCAAATCCGCGACGCCTCCCAGAAGATCGACCGGGTCTCGTCGAAGATCTCCGGGATCGGGTCGGTGGTCGGCAAAGTCGGGGGGGCGATCGCCGGGGCGTTCGCCGTCGGAGCGATCGTCGATTTCGGTAAACAGGCGGTCGACTCGTATTCGAATTTGGAACAGTCCGTCGGCGGGGTCGAGGCTGTATTCGGGGACGCCGCGAAAACGGTGACGGGATTCGGTGAAGCAGCCGCCGACTCGGTCGGTCTCGCCGCCTCCGAATACAACACGCTTTCCACCCAACTCGGCGGACTGTTGAAAAACTCGGGGATCTACCAAGACACCCAGGATCTCGCCTCGGCGACCGACAATCTGGTCTCCATCGGAGCCGATTTGGCGGCAACCTACGGGGGGACCACCGCCGAGGCGGTCGCCGCCCTCGGCTCCGCGTTCCGAGGCGAGGCCGACCCCGCCGAACGCTACGCCCTCAATTTGAAAGCCTCCGCCGTGAACGCAAAAGCGATGGAACTCGGCCTCACCGACGCCGAGGGGAAAGTCACCGAGGCGGGGAAAGCTCAAGCGATCATGGCGCTGATAACCGAACAGTCCACCGACGCCATGGGACAGTTCGGGAAAGAGGCGGAGACCGTCGCCGGGAAACAAGCCCGTCTCACCGCCAAATTCGAGAACGCCAAGGCAACTATCGGATCCAAACTCCTCCCCGTCGTCCTCGCCCTATTCGAAGCGTTCGAACCTCTAATCCCCGTGATCCTCCAACTCGTCGAGGCTCTCACCCCGGTGATCGCCGTCGTCGGACGTCTCATAAAACCGATCGCCCAACTCGTCGCCGACGTCCTCCCCGGTCTCCTCCTCATCCTCAAACCGATCACCATGGCGATCGAAGGGTTCGGATTCCTGCTCTCCTGGATTGTGGGACAGATCCGGAATCTCATCTCCTGGCTAGGCAAAGTCCGGGTCCCCTCATGGGTCTCGACTCTCGGGTCGAAGATCGGGAACATTTTCGGCGGAGGGGGACGGTCCGTCTCCCGGGTCGGAACGGTCTCGGCGGGGACTGGGACGTCGGTCCTCGCCGGATCGCGTGCCGCGGCGTCGACGCTCTCGGTCCCCTCCGGGTCCCGGGGGTCGTTCAACGTTGTAATCCAGTCCGGGGTCGGGGATCCGGTCGAGATCGGCCGGAAGGTCGTCGAATATCTCGCCGCCTACGAACGGGCGGGCGGGTCGACCTGGAGGCGGACGACTCCGACGGGGTTTGCGGTATGAGTACCGCCCGGATCGGGAACCGGACCGACCTTCAACCTCTCATCGAACTCGCCGGTCCGGGGATCGGATCGTCGGGGGCGGTCTACGACATTTCCGAATACGACGAAACGGAGTATGCGGGAGGGGCCGAGGATTGGGTCGCGGTCGAATGTGACGGGGTCACCGCGACGACGAGGAGGGGACGGTCCACCGCCGAGGACCGTTTCGACGTCGGGACCTCCCAAGTCACCCTCCGCAACCCCCAAGGGTTCTACTCGGTGGGCGGCGGGACGTTTACCGCCCCTCTCCGTCCCGGGCATCGGCTCCGGGTCTCGGTCTACATTTTCGGGGTCGGGGCGATCCCGGTCTATACCGGGACCGTCGACAAAGTCGTCGACCGGGTCGACGTCGACGGGTCCGCCCTCACCTTCATCACCGCTACCGACGCCCTCTCCTATTTCGCCGCCTACAACAATCCCGCCGAATCCCCTCAAGGGGCCGGGGAACTCTCCGGGGCGAGGGTTAATCGGATCCTCGACGACGTCGGATTCGCCGCGTCGAGGAGGTCGATCGACCCCGGATATGTCCCCCTCCAGGAGACCACCCTCGCCGATAACACTCTCGCCGAACTCCTACTCACCGCCGACTCGGAGGGCGGAGCCTTATACGCCTCCGTCGACGACAAACTCGTATTCCGGGACCGGTCTTGGCCCTACTGGGGACCCCCCGAGTTGTACGCCACCGTCACCCCTCCCGCCGACGAGACCCCCCAGATCTGTCCCGCCGAGGTCCGGGAGCCGTTCCGGGATCGTGCCCGGATCCGGAATTCGGTCACCTTGGGGAGGGTCGGAGGTTCGGCGATCACCGTCACCGACGGAGCCTCGATCGCCACCTACGGACCCCGGTCGGTCCAACGTACCGACCTCCTATGTGTCTCCGACGCCGACGTCCGTCTCCTCGCCGCCCGTACCGTCGCCGGACTCTCCGAACCGATCGTCCGGATCCCGGGCGTCGAACTCCGCCTCGACGACGTCACCGTTACCACCGACGAGATCGTCGCCGCCCTCGCCCTCGGATTCGGGTCGATCCTCCGGGTCGAGGTCCCCGCCGAAAACTGGTCGTATTGGGCGGACGCGGTCGTCGAAGGGATCGAACACCGTTTCGACCCCGACACTTGGACGGTCTCGTTCGCCACCGACCGGACCGCGGTCCTCCCCTACCTCGACCCCGACGAACCGGTCTGGATTCTCAACGAGTCGACCCTCGACGAGACGACGGTGCTCGCATGAGACCGGGAGAGTTCGACCCCGGATACAAGGTCCCCGCCGCCGATTTGAACCTCCTCCCCGCCGGGATCCTCGCCTACGCCCAAGTCACCGCCAATCAGACCGGGATCACCACCATCGCCGATCTGACCGGTCTCGCCGTCACGATCACGACCCCGGTAGGACGTTGGATCCGGATCACCGGTCACGCTGGAGCGCTCCGACAGAACACGTCGCAAGGGACCATCGTCGGGACGTTCCGGGAGGGGACGACCATCCTGGGACGTTGGACGACCGCCACCGTCGTCGCCGGAGGGTTCGGACCCGGGCAAGGCTCACACGTCGTACAGGGGGACGGAGCCTCCCACACTTACAAACTGTCCCTCCAGACCTCGGCGGGGACTACCGACCTCCTCGCCGACACGGGAGGCTCCCAAGGTCCCGCCTACATTCTCGCCGAGGACATAGGAGCCGTCGTCTAATGCCGGTAGACACTTTCGGGAATCCGACTCTCGTCGCCGCCGGAGGAGCGGTCGACGCCGCCGGGGAGAACGCCCGCACCCTCCGGGTCGTCCGCACCTATCCGACCGCCGCCGACCGGGACCAAGATCTCCCGACCCCCCATGAGGGCGAGGTGATACACGTCGCCACTCTCGGACCTCAGATCTACGAGGGGGGAGCGTGGAAAGGTCTCCGTACCGCCGACGACGAGGTCCCTTGGTCCCTCGTCACCGGGAAACCGACCTATTTCCCGACCCAATGGTCCCAGATCACCGGGATCCCCTCGGCGACGACCTCCCAAAAAGGGATCGTCGAACTCCAGAACTCGGTCGGTACCGGATCGACCACGTTGGCTCCGACCGCCGCCCTCCTCGACGTCACTTGGGACGCCGCCAGTGATGCGAAAGTGATCGCGCAAGCCGCCCTCCCCAAATCGGGAGGGACGATTACGGGAGGCCTCACCGTCGCCGGGGCGGGGACGACGTCGAATAATGGCCTCCCTGGATGGCGACAGCTGTCGACCTCGGACCGGTCTCTAAACGCCTTGGTCTCCTCGGTCCGGTACAAACGGGCGATCGAACCCGTCGACTCCGACGAACTCGTCGCCGTCGTCCGGTCCGCGGCTAGGAAGCTGATCTCCTGGGAGGAGCGGGGATCCCCGGAGGGGTCGCCGAGGTTTACCGGGATCTCCGCCGAGGACGCCGTCGAGATCGTCCCCACGTCGGTCGCCTACGACGAGAAGGGTCGTCCCGACTCGGTCGACCCGGCGAACGCGTTCGCCGTCCCGCTGGTCGCCGCGGTCGCCCAACTCCTCGACCGGATCGACGAGCTCGAGCTACAAGTCCAAGCCCTCCAGTCCGCCGGCGCAAGAAAATGAGGCTTAGAAACGGTCTGTTAACAGGGGTTTTGTAAATGAGTGCCTCGACGTTGTATTCGGCGCTGGTCGAGGCGGGTCTCACCGTGAGGACCTATTCGGACTGGGACGACCGGGGATACTCCTGGGCGAAGGGGAAACCGGTCGGAGTGATGATCCACCACACAGCCCCCCCGGTCCCGTTCCCCCCCGAGTCTTTGGTCGGGGACAAACTAAAAGCGAACGTGAACACGAAACCCGACGGGACGGTCTGGCTCCTCGCCTACGACGCATGCAACTATTCGTCGGGGGAGGGGTCCTCGGTCGTCCTCGACGAGGTCCTCTCCGGGGAGGTTCCCTCCGCGAACGCTAACGAAAGGCAACTCGACGACGACACGAACGGGAATCCGTATTTTTGGAATTTTGAGAACGACCATCTCGGAGACGGGTCGCCGATCCCCGAGGTCCAACTCGACGCCATCGCCGTCGCCACCGCGGTCGTCCTCGATTACTGGGGCCTCCCGACGACCGCGGTCATATCTCACGCCGAATGGACCGCCCGCAAATCCGACCCCTATTGGAATCACGACCGCCGTTGTATTGAGGAGCTACGCGACCGAATTGGAGGAGTAGACGATATGACCCCAGAAGAGCGGGAATGGCTCTACGAGATTCACCAAGTGATCTCGATCGCCCGGAACGAGGACGGAGCCTACGTCCTCAAAAATTCGAACTCGAACCTCTCCTATTGGATCCGGAATCTCCTCGCCGAAAAAGCCGATCTAGAGCGTCTCGCCGCCGAGATCAAAGAGCTAATCGCCAGTAGTGGAGGGACCGGGGGGATCTCCCCGGCCGGGGTCGACGAGAAGATCGCCGACCATGCCGCCGACACCGACGCCCATCACGATTAGACCTCATGGAGACCGGGGTCCTCGTCGTCGGGATTCTCGGTCTCCTCGCCGTCGTCGCCGTCGTCGCCTCGGTGCTCCGTCGAGGCTCGACCCGAGGCCGGATCCTCGTCGAATGGTCCAAAGAGGAGGGACCCTCCGGGTCCAACTCGGGTCCAACTTTCCGTCCGAAACCCTCCCCGGACCCCGACGGACCCGAAACCCTCCCGCCGCCTCCCGCCCAACAAGTACCGGGGGAAACCGGGGATCCCGACCATCCCGACGGACCCTCCTAGACCCCCTAAACAGGCTTCAGGTTCCTGTGTTCGAATGAACGTGCGGGTTCGACTCCCGCCTCGCCCACCTGGGGAAACGGGTCCGCCTGGCGGAGGGCCGGGGAGGTCCGGGTCCAACTTTGGGTCCAACTTTTCCGCCTATCCGACGTCGAACTGTTGTTCGGGAACAAAAAACGAGGCCCCCCCGACCCCGGACCCTTAACGGGTAATCCGGGAGGGGAGGCCTCGCAATCGAGGCGAGGTTCAATCGCCCGCTATCAGACTACCGCCTCCAGGTGACGAACCCCCTCGATCGCGGCCGCGTCGGACTGGGTCGTCTCGGTGGCGTGCAAATAGTTGCGGACGACGGTCTCGACCTTGTCACCCAACATCGCCGCCACCCTGGAGACCGGGACCCCCGCCTCGACCGCCAGAGTCGCCGCGGTATGCCGGAGGTCGTAGGCCCGGAGCCGCCCGTCGATCCCCGCCGCCGCCCGACCGCGACGCCATACGCCTCGGAACGACCCGCCCCGGGTCTGGACCAAACCGTCCCGGGAGTTGTTCCCCGAAAAGTAGAAGAGCCGCCCGTCGTCGGCGACCCCGACCTCGTCCAAATGCCTTTCGATCGCCGCGGCGACCGTCGGTCCGAACGAGACCGTCCGCCAAGCCCCGTCGACCTTCAACTCGGGGACCAACTCGACTCCGACCATCTCCCCCCGGTCGTCGTAGGTGTCCCGGACCGCCTGTTCGACGGTGAGAGTCCGGGCGTCGAGGTCGATCGCCCCGATCGACAGTCCGGCGATCTCCCCGGGACGCAAACCAAGATATGCCCCGATGTAGATCCAAGCCCGGAACCGGAAATCGATCGCCTCGGCGAGAGCGTCGATCTCGACCCGGGACAGGATCCGGTACCGGTCCCTCGGTCCCTCGACGGGACGAGAACCCCTCCGGGGGGCGGGGAGCCGGACGTCGTCGGTCGGGTTCGAGGCGAGACCGAACTCGCGTACTCCGACGTCGAGGATCGCCCGCAAGTGACCCAACGCTTTTGAGACCGTCGAACGAGACGTCCCCCCGTTCAGCATCCCGGCGACCCAACTCCGGACCTTGCCCTCGTCGACGTCGGCGACCCTCATCGTCTCGAACGTCGGAGCGATCCTCCGATGCCAAGTCCGGCTGTATCCGGCGATCGTCGAGGGTTTGGCGGTCTGGAGGTCGGACCACCGGTCCCGGAGATCGGCGACAGTCTGGGAGCCTCCGGTAAACGTCCGTCCCCCTCGGGCGTCCCGGCGGAGCCGGTCTAAGTGAGCGGTCCGGGCGAGATATGCGTCCCGCTGAGATTTGAATCCGGTCTCTCGGTAGGAGATCCCCTCGTATTGGAACCGGTATTCGGGGGTCCCTTTGTGGACTCGGACTCCGGGATAGTTGGGCATTTGTGAACCTCGTTTTCGATGTGGCGTCGGGAGACGTTCCCCCGACGGGTCCAACTGTATTCCCGCGCGTCTGAATACCGTTACCTCATGGCGTCGAAAGATTCGCGTTCTCCTAGACCCCGGCCGGATCCGACGGTAGAAATGGACCCCTCACGTCTTGGGAACGGACTTTGCGAGGTTCATCTCATGCCACCCCCCCCCCCCCCAAGGTCTGAAGCCTCTCCGATCCCCCGTCCGGAGTTAACGAAACTCCTCACCCCCGAACAGGTCGCCGAGGAACTCGGGATCCCCCGGGAGACGGTGTACCGACTCCTCAAAGACGAGGACCTCCCCGGAGTCAAACTCGGAGGACGTTGGATCGTCTCCCAAAAGATCTTGTCCCAATGGCTCCGCCGCCAAGGTCTCCTATGAGCGGAGAGGCGATGTATCAAGTTTTCGGGGATATGCCCAAGACCTCCCCCGGATCCCGTCTCCTGCTCGTCGGTCTGGCATGGATCATTCCCCGAGGGTCGCATTACATCACCGGGGACGCCTCCCAGATCGCCCGCCTCGAACGGATCACCGGTCTCGCCCGATCTTCGATTTACCTCCGACTCGCGACCCTCGCCGAGGCTGATCTAATCGAGGTCGAGGACCTCCGCGGAGCGCGCCGCTACCGCCTCAATGTCGGAGGATGGAGAGTGTCCGAATCTCGGACCGATCCCCGTTCTAGTCCGAACCTCGGTCCGAACCTCGGACTTGCACCTATATACAAAGAGATACAAAGAGAGGACCGCGCTCACGCCCTCGAAATCGATCGGGTCCTCCGGGTCGACGCCCTCCGATCCGAGGGACGGTCCTGGGCGGAGATCGCCGTCGCCATATCCGAGGAGGGTCTCAATGGCTAACGCCGACCCCGATCTGTATCTCACCCGTCGGATCATGAGACGGGACCGGGGGGTCTGCCGTTATTGCGAGGACACCGCGTCGAGGGTCGCCCCGATCATCCCGGTACCTCTCGGAGGCGACCCCTACGACGAGACCAATCTCCTCGCAACGTGCGGACCCTGCCTCGCCAAACGGGAGGCCCTACTCACCGAGGCCCTCTTCGTCGTCGCGGTCCGTCACCGAGACGAGGTCGCCGCCCTCTACTCCGAGGGCCTCGACTCTCTCGGCCGACCCCGCCCGACCCCGCCCGAGATCCCCGACCAATACAACCTCGACGACCTCTTAGAGGAGGCCTAGACCATGATTCAATACGAGAACGACAGCACCGTCCGGGTCGTCGACGGAAATGGAACCCCCGTACCCTTGGCCCGGTCGACGACCCGGACCTCTCACGCCGACCGGATCCTCGCCGAGAACCTCGACGCCGCCGAACATTGCCTCCGGGACGCCTTGGTCCTCGTCGCCGAGGGCCTCGAAATTCTCGGACTATTCACCCTCCCCCAACATCGCAACCTCCCGACCCTCCTCACCCAACAGATCGAACAGGTCGTCGAATATCGCCGAGTCAGATTGTGACCGTCCCCGCCCTCCTCCTCCTCGTCGGGATCGCCCTCATCCTCGGGGGGACGATCGGTCTAATGAGGATCCTCCGACGGTGAGATATTGCCAATGCGGGGACGAGGCGTTCCTCTCGGTGTCAGACACTCCGCTATGTGTCACCCATTTCCGAGACTGGGTCGAGAAAGAGAGGGGGGGTCGAGGGGAATGAGGAGGAGGGGGTCGACTCGGGAATGGCGTCGGATCCGATCTCAGGTTCTCGCCCGGGACGGATTCGCCTGTCACTATTGCGGAGGCCCCGCCTCCGAGGTCGACCATGTCCTCCCGGTATCGAGGGGGGGGAATGATGCACTCGGGAACCTCGTCGCCGCGTGCCTCCCCTGCAATCGCCGGAAAGGGAAACAGGTCGTCCGGACCCCGTTTTTTAGATCGTCGGTGACTGGACACTCCTCGGGCCGGGATCTCTCTCCCCGAGGTCTCCCTCACCCCGGGGACCCGCCGAACGGGTCGGAATTACAAGGTTTGAGGATCGGCGGGACGGGTAGATCGTCCCTCGCCTCCCCCGGTCCTCTGGGGGTCGCTCCGAGGATTCCCGGGTCGACGAGGGTCGAGGTCGTCGTCGAGTGACCGCTAAACGGTCTGCTCCCAGAACCCGACGACCCCGACCCTCGACCCTGGAGCGGGCGGTCATCGCCTCGGTCGCCTCCGCCGACTGGATCGTCGACTCCGACGTCGCCGCGGTCTGGATCCTCCGCGATCTCGCCCTCGTCCTCGACTCGACCCGAGGGTCGTCCCTGTTCGAGGCGTTCCCGTTTCCCGCCCGGGATATCTCCGACCTCGCCGGACGTGCCTCCCATCTCCTCCGAGAGCTAGGTCTCACCCCCGCCGCCCGATACCGTCTCGGCCTATGGGAGATCGCGACCGATGATCCCCTCGCCGAGATCCTCCGGATCGCCGACGCCGCGGATCGGGACGCCGCGGAGTCCTGACCGTCCGACCCGGGCGAGGTTCGCCGAGGCGGTCGCCTCCGTCGTCGGTAGGCCCCTCCTCCCATGGCAATCCCACGTCCTCGCCGTCGGCCTCGAAACCGTCGACGACCGTTGGGCGTATCCCGACGTCGGGATCGCCGTCGCCCGACAGAACGGGAAAACGGGGGGGATTCTGGAGACGCGAGCTCTTACCGGTCTCCTCGTATTCGGAGAGCGGATCCTCCACTCGGCTCAGAATCGGGACCTCCCCCGAGAGTCGTTTCTGTCGATCGCCTCGATCCTCGAAGCTCGTTTCCCCGCCGAGATCGCCGACGGACCCCGGAGGGCGAACGGACAGGAGTCGGTGACCATGCGAAACGGAGGGTCGTATCGGATTGTCGCTCCGAGAGCCGACGCCCCCCGCGGTCGTACCGCCGACCTCATCATCCTCGACGAGGTCCGCGAATACTCGTCCGACGAATTCGTCTCCGCCATCCTCCCGACCCTGAACACGTCCCGGGACCCTCAAGTTTGGTACGCCTCGAACGCTGGAGACCCCGACTCGGTCGTCCTCAACGATCTCCGACGCCGAGGCCTCGACGGGGACTCGTCTCTCGCTTGGCTGGAATGGTCCGCCGACCCGTCTCTCGACGACGACGACCCCGAGGCATGGTCTCAGGCGAATCCGTCTCTCGGGACCCTGATCGACGAGACCCGTATCGCCCATTTACAGCGGACCCTCTCCCCGGAGCGTTTCCAAACCGAGGTCCTCTGTCGCTGGGTCGCCGTCTCGGGGACCCGGGCGATCCCCGCCGACCTTTGGGACGCTGCCGCCGACCCGGGCCTCGCCGGACCGGGAGACCGGTCCCGACCGGTCGTCTCGATCGACGCCGACCCCGACCGTCTCGCCGTCGCCGTCTCCGCGGCTTGGATCCTCGGAGACGGTCGGGTCGGGACCGACCTAGTGTTCTATGCGCCGACCATGATCGGAGCGGAGGAGGCGGTCCGGAGGGTCGTCGACGAGCTTTCTCCCCGTCTCGTCGGATTCGACCCTTGGACCGCCCAAACCCTCGCCGACGCTCTCGGAGGCCGGTATCCGACGGAGGCGGTCACGGGTCGGAATTGGGTCGCCGCCTCCCAGCATCTCCTCGACCTCCTCACCGGGGATCGTCTCCGCCACTACGGACGGACCGCCCTCTCGGTCCAGCTAGCGCACGCGGAGAGGCGGTCGTCGGTCGAGGGCCGATGGTGGATCGCCCGAGGGTCCGAACCGATCCCGGGAGTGACCTCGACGGCCCGGGCGGTCTACTTGGCGTCGAGGCCTCGTCCCGTCCCCGCCATCCACTAGAACGCGATTATCACCAAGAGGACGATTATCACGACGAGGAGGAGGTCGGTGAGAGTGACAGCCATCCGTCGAGGTTAATCGGGAGTGACTAGACACTCGGGGCCTCCTGGGATTATCTTCCAGTCATGGGAAAGCTCTGGGATTGGCTCCTCGACGCTGAACCTCCCTCGGACCTCCGGACCTCCCTCGACCCTCCCCCCCCGCCGATCGAATATCAGATCGAGTCGATCGAAATGGCCCAGCTCCTCGGCAACCTCGACGCCGAGACCCTCCCCGCCGTATACGCCGCCGTCGATCTGATCGCCGCCTCGGTCGGTCGTCTCGGATTCGACGAGGAGACCCGCCTCTCCCGCCGACCCGACCCGTTCGTAACTCGCTTCGACTTTTTCTTCGAGACGACATGGTCTCTCGCCGCCTCCGGTAACGCCTACTGGCGTCAGACCCGCACCGAACGCGGCGTCGAATCCCTAGAGGTACTCGACCCCGCCGCGGTCGTCGTCCGCTACGCCGAGGGGTCCCGCCGACGCAAGGTCTACGAGTACGAAGGACAGGAGGTCGACCGGATCTCTCATCTCCGCTTTCATCCCCGCCCCGGATACCTCCTCGGCCTCTCCCCGATCGAAGCTGCTCAGACGACATGGAACGGGGCGGTCTACGCCGAGAGGTACGCCTCGAAAACGTTCGCCGAGTCGGGGATCCCGTCGGGAGTCCTGAAAGCCGAATACGAACTCACCGACGACGAGTCGGCCCGTCTCAAATCGCAATGGACCGCGGCGAGGTCGGGAGCACGTTCGACCGCGGTCCTCTCCGGAGGTATCACATATGAGGGGATCGCCCTCTCCCTCGTCGACCTTCAGTTTCTCGACGCCCGGGCGTCCAACGCCCTCGACGTCGCCCGGATCTTCCATATCCCCTCCGACCTTCTAGAGGTCGCCGTCTCCGGGTCGTCGCTGACATATCAGAACCTCGCCGAGGTCGGAGCCGATTTCGTCCGATGGTGCCTCGACGCCTATCTCCAGATAATCGAGGAGGCATGGTCTCTACTCCCCGGAGAGCCGACCGACCGGAGATTCGACACTCGTCCCCTCTACGCGGCGTCGGCGGAGACCCGGGCGAGGACCCTCGGTCTCCTAGTACAGGCCGGGGCGGACGCTGCCGCCGCCGCCGCCGAAACCGAATTCCGTCTCCCCATGACCGACCGTCCGCTACCCGCCCCTACATCGGAGGACTCGCTTGTCTGACGAATTCACTCTCGACGTAACCGAGATCCTGGAAGTCCGATCCGAGGAGGAGAGGATCATCGAGGGTCGGATCGTCCCCTACGGGATCCCGATCGAACACTCCCGAGGGACCGAACAATTCGCCCTCGGAGCGTTCTCCGAGGTTCATCCCGAGGACATCCCCCTCCTATGGCATCACGACCCCCGGGAGCCGATCGGACGCATGACCGGGATCGTCGAACGAGACGACGGAGCTTATGGGACCTTCAAGGTCGCCGATACCGCCCGCGGGCGGGATTACATGGCCCTCGTCCGGGAGAAGGTCGTCGCCGGACTCTCTATCGGTTTCAACCCCGGATCCTGGGATACCGCCAAAAACGGGACCCGGACCCATAAGCGCGTCGACCTACGCGAGGTCTCCGCGGTCACATATCCCGCCTATGCGGGAGCGCAAGTAACCGCCGTCCGAGAACGAGAGGAGCATCCCACAATGCCGGACGAGCAACCCGTCGCCGAGGCGACACCGATCACGACCGACGCCGAGGAGACCCCGGTCGAGGTCCGGATGGCGGATCTCGACGAGATCCGCGACGCGATCCGCGAGGTCCGGGCCGAGTTGGGCACCCCGACCCGGACGACCGACGAGGGTCCGTCCGGTCTCGACGTTTTCTCCTACATGGTCGCCCTAGCCGCGAAAGCGGAGATCCCCGCCGAGTTACGGGCGATCGCCGACGTCGTCTCCGACCTCGGGACGAACGACGCCTCCGGTCTCACCCCCGACTACTACTGGGCCGCGGGATTGAAAGAGAACGCCGACCGGTCCCGACCCCTGTTCGCCTCTGCCGGCGCGGCGCAATTCCCCGCCTACGGGAACTCTCTCGTTACCGGGAAAGTGACTCAGGAGCCGACGGGACAATCGGGGACCCCCCAGAAAGCGGTACTCACGACGACGGCCCTCCGGGTCGGAGCGGTCGAGTTTCCGATCGTCTGGCACAAAATCGCCCTCGACATCGCCATCGAACTCGCCGAACAGGGAAACCCCGACGCCATCGGGGTCGCCTCCCGAGCGATGCTCCGCTGGTATGCGAAAGCGACCGACGTCGACGCCGCTACGAAAGCGCAAGCTGCCGCGGCGAATACCGGGACCGCGTTCTCGTCCCTCACCGACCTCGCCGCCATCGCCGGAGCGCTCGTCGCCGCCGGTCAGACCATCGAGGACGAGACGGGATTGTTCGGCGATATCGTCGCCCTCTCCCCGGAGAATTTCGGCGCGTTTCTCGCCATGACCGGAGCCTCGGGACCCTGGGATTCTGACACTCCCCGGGATCTCACCTTGCGGTCGATCTCTTGGGCGGGATTCCGGATCTTCCGGGATCCGAACGTGACCGAGGCCCTCCAGTACAACTCGGAGTCGTTCCGGGTCGGAGAGAAAAACCCGATCGCGGTCGCCGCGACCAACGTCGAGAAAATGGGATACGACCGCGGTTATATCGGAGCGACCGTCGTCGACCTTTGGGCCGAGGGCATCGTCGAACACGCGGCGACCGTATGAGCTTCCGGGAGACCGCGAAAGCGGTCCGGGAGGCCCTCGCCGAACAGTTAGGGCCCGTCGAGGAGAAACCGAAAAAGACGACGAAAAAGTCGACGAAAACGCCGAAAAAGTCGACGGATAAGGGTAACGACGAGTGACCGACTCGGCTCAGCTACGACAGGCGACCCTCCTCCTCGCCGGTAGGTTCTACCGGTCCGCCGACGCCCCGTTCGGGGTCGTCGGATCCGTCGACCTCGGGGTCGCCTACGTCCGGAAACGCCATCCCGACGTCGACGCCCTCCTCT